AAAATAAAGATGGCAAATTAACAGGTGTAGACTTTGCTATGTTAAGAAAAAAGAAAAAGAAAAAGGTAAAAAAATATGTCAAGAAATAATGACGATTACGTTGCAACTAAAGCTGAACAAACTTTCAATGATGAAGGTGAAACAATCAAAGTAGCTGAAGTAGTAAGTCCTAATAAAACTAAATTAAATGTAATTAGACAAATAGGTCAAAAAGCAAAAGACAAATTTAGTGTTAACAAGTTATTAGATAGTAAACAAAAACCAGCTAAAGTTATAACTTTAGATCCTAATAAGAAAAAAGATTAATGGCCAAGCAGAAGTTTACACACTTCGTGCCAAGAGATAAGCCTAAGAAAAGACCAGGCGTTCATAAGAAATCTCAAAACAAATCTGAGAAAAGACAAAAAATTCAAACAAGATACAAAGGACAAGGTAGATAGTATGGAAGAATTTGTATGCGCTGATGGAAGAATGTCTGTTAACGGTGTATGTTATATATCTAAAACACCTGATCAAAATAATAATATTATTCCTACTAAAACATTTGATCAAAAATTTCAATCAATAGAAGATATTCCAATACAAAAAAATAATTTTGAATGGAGCTTTGATAAAGTAGGAGACAAAGTAGGAAATTTTAATGATACTCTTACAGAGAATTTAACTTCTTTTAATTCTTATGTTTCTGAAAAACTTGGAGTAGAAAATATAGCTAAGAATGTTGCTATAGGATTAGCTTTAGGACCGATGGCTGTTCCTTTTCAAATAGGTAAAAGTATGTTTAATCAATTTCAAACAAATAAAAATACTACTGATACAAATCCTCAAGGTGGTCAATCTTATGATATAATGACTTACGATGTTCCTACAGCAGGCCAACCTGGATTCAATATTCACAATGATGCTGGTGATAGAGGAAATAATAATCAAAGCACTGGTGGAGAAGCTTCTTATACTAACACTGCTTCTACTGGAGCTAAAGATGGTTTTGGGTACGGTTTATAATGGCTAGAACTAGAATAAGACCTAAGGGTAGAAAAGAAAAAGCTATAAAGACTTCAGTGAAATCTGGAAACTTTAGACCTACAAAGTCTGGAGCGGGAATGACACGTAAAGGTGTTGCTGCATATAGACGAGCTAATCCTGGTTCTAAATTAAAAACAGCGGTTACTGGTAAAGTAAAACCAGGAAGTAAAGCGGCTAAACGTAGAAAAAGTTATTGCGCAAGATCATTAGGCCAATTAAAAAGAAGCTCTGCTAAAACAAGAAACGATCCTAACTCTAGAATAAGACAAGCTAGAAGAAGGTGGAAGTGTTAATTGTCATATCTTAACGCAAACATACCTACAACTTATGCACAAATTAGAAGGGAGTATTTATATGATTGTAAAAAACATCATGGAGAAGTTGAAGACTGTATTATCTTTGGTATTACTAGCATGGGCGGCCGTGCTATATTATTTCATGCTCTTATGGGTAATGGTGCAATATTTTATCGCTTACCTATTAGCGCATTTATTCAAACGGGATTTGAACTCAAAGACGTTCCCACAAGACGACTTGATGAATTGGAGCTTTGGAATTGTTTTAGTTATTACCCTACTGTCATTCATTATGCTATTCTAAGTTCAGCTTCTGGATATTACTTTGGTAAAGATAAAAAGAAACATCACGGTCGTTATATGTTTACAATAGATTGGGGACATCCTGATGTTAACATGTTAGATACTGATCACTCTGAAATACCGCAAGAACATAAGTGCGCACATATCATTGCTTTAGATGATGGTAATTTTGCAGCACAGCCTAATAATAGATGTATATGGGACTTACCTTCTTTCACTGTTAAAAATAATATTCCAGATTGGAAAGTACAAACAAATGAATGGAATGTAGAAGATAGCGGTAAATGGAAAACCCAAGATACCGATAATTTCTTCTACGAAATCGAAGAAAAAAAATAGAACTACAATACTTTTTGTTGTATAATGTTTTCCTAAAAAAAAGTTAAAGAGGTTTTTTTGATGGATTACAGATTTACAGCTATATTAATTGTGTTGTTAGTCGCCTTGGCTTTATTCGGTGGACCCACACAATGAAAAATAATAACTCAATGATAATATTAGGTACTATTTTATTAGGAATATCTAGTTGGGCTTTAATGACTATTGTTCAATTAGAAGTTCATATCGGTATGTTAACAGAAGAAATTATGTCTATTGATAAACAAATTGGTAGAATATACAATCACATGGATAGATTAAGTAAATAAAAGACTTTCATTATCGATATTTTTGTTTTATATCTCTAAATAGGAAAGTATGGTATGAACCAGGAGGTATTATGTTATTATGAAAACTATGAAAAAGAAAAAGAAAATGAAACAAGGCTATAATGCAAGAAAAGATGAATCAATGGGTATGAAAAGCGGTAAAGAATCATCTAAAAAAATGTCTATGGCTTCAAGAAGAAAAGTAGCTAAAGCTACACGTAAACCAAAAGGCACTTACGGTTTTAAAAAATAGTAAGTGATTAACAGAGAAGGATTTGGTAAACTTATGAAAAAAGGATATCATAAAACTAAAAGTGGCCGAGTTGCTAAAAAAGGTTTGTATTACAATATGAACAAAAGAAAAAAAGCAGGCACAAGTAGACCTGGTAAAGGCACTGTTTCTGCTAAAGCTTTAAAAGCCTCTGCTAAAACTGCAAAAAGTTAAATAATGGAAGTTGAATTAGATAAAAAAAAATTACAATTCACTAATGATGAAGGTGAAAAAGTTAATGTAGATGTTGATCAAGATCAAACTGAAAAAGATGAAGAAGTCTTTGAAAGTAATCATTATTCTAATTTAGCAGAAGAATTAGACGAAACAGAAGTTGGTCTTTTAGGTAAAGAATTAACTAGAGCTTATGAAGATGATAAAAGTTCTAGAAAAAACTGGGAAGACCAATATTCTAAAGGTTTAAGAATGTTAGGAGTAATTGTCGAAGATAGACAAGATCCATTCCCGGGAGCTTCTGGTGTTCATCACCCATTACTTGCTGAAGCAGCAACACAGTTTCAAGCAAGAGCTATTGCAGAAATGTTTCCACCAGGTGGACCTGTTAAAACTCAAATCATTGGAAAAGTTACTGATAAAAAATTAGAACAAGCTCAAAGAGTTCAAGACTTTATGAACTTTCAAGTTACTCAAGAAATTCCCGATTACTTTAATGAACTAGATCAAATGTTATTTTATTTAGCTCTTGCAGGAAGTGCATTTAAAAAAGTTTATTTTGATAATACATTAGATAGGATTTGTTCTAAATTTGTACCAGCAGAAGATTTTGTAATTTCTATGGAAAATACAGATTTAGAAACTGCTGAAAGATATACACAAATAATGAAACTAACAAGAAATGATATTAGAAAATATCAAATATCAGGTGTCTACAGAGATATACCTTTAACTAAATCAGAAGCTGGCGGATCAGGAAGTAATAACGATGGAGATATGGTTGAACAAACTATACAAAGATTAGAAGGAATGTCTCCTAGTATGGCAGATAAAATTCATACTGTATTAGAAGTTCATACTAATTTAGATTTAGGTGAAGATAAAAATGAACTAGCTTTACCTTATATTGTTACAATAGATTATGAATCACAACAAGTTTTATCGATTAGAAGAAATTGGAAAGAAGAAGATACATTAAGAAGAAAAAGAACTTACTTTATACATTATAAATATCTTCCTGGCTTAGGCTTCTATGGCTTTGGCCTTATTCAAATGATCGGCGGACTACAACACGCAAGTACTGGTGCTCTTAGAGCACTACTTGATTCTGCTGCCTTTGCCAACCTCAATGGAGGCTTTAGAGCTAAAGGAGCAAGAATAGAAGGTGGAGACATTACGGTCTCTCCTGGTGAGTGGGTTGAAGTTGAAGCATATGGTGATGATCTTAGAAAAAGTTTTATCCCTCTTCCTTTTAAGGAACCTTCACCGACATTACTTCAATTACTTGGAGTATTAACTGAGTCAGGAAGACGTTTTGCTTCTATTGCAGATGCAATGATTGGTGATTCAGCTGGATCAGGTCCTGTTGGAACAACTGTTGCTTTAATAGAACAAGGATCAAAAGTATTTTCTGCTATTCATAAAAGAATACACCAAGCTCAAGGTAGAGAATTTAAATTAATCTATGAATTAAATGGAGAATATTTAGATGATGAATATTCATTTGAAGTAATAGGTGGAAGTCAAAAAATTAGAAGAAAAGATTTTACAAAAGCTATTAGTGTAGTTCCCGTATCTGATCCTAATATATTCTCTCAAGCTCAAAGAATAGCTTTAGCTCAAACTGGTTTACAATTAGCACAAGCTTCTCCCGATATAATAGATGTTAAAGAAGCAACAAGAAGATTTTTACAAGCTCTTAATATACCTGATTATATGGATTTAATGATCGAAGATGAAGATACACCTAGACGTGATCCAGTATCAGAAAACATGGCTGTACTTAATACTAAACCTATTCAAGTTTTTGAAGATCAAGATCATCAAGCTCATATGCAAGTTCACGCTCAATTTATGAATGATCCTAGATTTGGTGGAAACCCTGAAGCTAAAGAAAGATTATATCCAACAATGTTAGCTCATATGGGTCAACACATGGCTTTCTTATACCAACAACAAATGCAAGCATCTGTTCCTGAAGGTAACCCTGTTTCTTCTGGAGATTTTAATAGAGAATTAAATGATGAACCATCACAAGAGATAAGTATAGAAGAAGAAAATAGAATAGCAGCTGCAG